TTTCATTACCATTTTTTGCAACAGCTTTATTGTTAGACCATTCAGTAACAACTTGTTTAAGTATTTTTTCTATAGTTTTAATATTCATTTTTTTCTCCATTGTTTATATATATACATATAGTTATATTATTAACATTTTCAATACATAAATGAACATTTATTAACATTTATTTATTTATTTGCATATTTTCGCTATTTGTTCTATTTGTTGAGAGTAATATTTTTCATAAATATTCCTTCCGATAGGGTGGTTGTTAATTTTTTTGCATTTTTTTCTCCAATTAAAATACTTTAAGAAACACCACCCTTTTGCTATATTTAGTATGTGAAAGAGTCAGATATACAAATAGATGTAGTAGATTGGTTTAAATCTAAGCAATCAGAATATAGGTTTAGAATATTCTCTGTACCCAATGAAGGTCAAAGAAAAGTCTGGTTTCTTAACAAATTAGTAAAAATGGGTCTAAAGTCTGGTGTTCCTGACTTAATACTTGAGTTTCCTGAGGGTCGTATGGTTTATCTTGAGATCAAAGCTGAAAAGGGAAAGCTATCAGAAACACAGCAAAATTGGTTAAAAGTGTCAAAAGTCTTTCATACACCACATTTCATCATAAAAGGGTCTGTAGAGGCAAATATGGACGTTTTAGAGGGTGTTCTAGCTTTGTTCCCAGATGCCAAGATTAAAGCTGAAAAAAGTCCTTTACCACCCCTAGAGGTATAACATTCCTATCTCCATAACTCCCATCAAGTGAGTAACTAGAAAAAGTATATAGATTGTTCTTATCTTGTTTAAAAATAAAAGCATAAGTTATTATTTCTGCTGGTTTCATCTTTAGGAATTCGTCAGAACTTTCAAGGGTAGAATTACCTACAATATCATTCCAAATAATTTTATGAAGATTATAGTGTTTATTATCTACAACTATTTTATTTACGTTTTTTCTTTTTTCTTCTTTTTTTTGCACTTCGTTTCTTACGCATTGGTCTTTTGTTCATCAAAACAGCAAGTGTTGATGTTGTCGTAATTCCACTCATTTTCCTACCTGTCTTTGTGCTTTTCGGTGTGCTGAGGAAAAAGTTGCACCTTTTTTCATAAGTCTAGCCATTAACCTCATATGTTTTAATGAATGATGTCTTGCATGACTATTCATTGTTTTTTTTTGTCTAGGTTTTAGGTCTTTGACAATATTTTTTATTGATGCAACTTTAACCATTATTTCTTTTTCTTTTTCTTTTTCTTCTTCTTTTTTTTCATGGGTTTAGAAGAATATCCATATCCAACACCTTTAGGCATATTATTTTCCTTTCTTCTTCTTCTTTTTCTTTTTCATTATTGCTTTTTGTAAAGCCATTGGCAATTTCTTTTGTTTTTTAGTAAGTTTCATATCTACCTCTAATGTAAAATGTAGTTATGAACAGCTATTGTTATTAAAACAATAATTATTGCCTGAACCCACCATTTTAAACTTACGAATGAGTCCCACCATTTTTCTATGCGTTGTTTCATTTTGCAACTCCTTTTGTTTTTTCAAATGTGCGCAAAGCGCCCATTCCTAATAAAGACATGACAAGAGGCATTAACGTCCCCATATCAAGCTCAGGAATATTTAGCACTTCGTATTGAAATAGACCACAAATAAATAAAATAAATTTACTCAATACAAACTCCCAAAAAATTGCAAGAGCGCAGGAAAATCCTATCAATGGGCGCCAAGCTCTTTGTAAAAAACCACTTATGCCACCAGCAGTAGATTGAGCATCAGCCAAGTTTATAGACATTTGTTTTTCTTTTAACTTTGCATCTATCTCTTGCATTTGTAGTTTAAGTTTTTCTTTTTCCTCACCTGAGAAATGCAAATCATCAATTACTGTTCCAACAGTTTTTAATGTATCTCCACCAAATATTTTACCTAGAACCATTATAGTCTCCCTTCTTCTCTTAATTTATCACTTATTCTTTTCATTTTTGCACTTAAATCCTCATGTTGATATTTTTTTCTTGTTTCCAATATGAATTGCTTTTCCTCATAGGTAGTAATTCTTTTTCTACATTTTCTCAGGTCAATTCTTTCATCTTCTCGCTGAGTCTCATGGCTCTGTTTGGTGTCTGTTTTGCCCATCTACTATCTTCCATTTCAAATCCAGCATTAACATAATCCTTTTTTCGCAAACAATCAAACATTCGCTGGAACTTCATAACCTTTGGTTTTCCAAGTTGGAAACACATATGTATTAATATTTCTACAGCTTTTTCATTTACATCTAAGTCTTTAGTTAAAGATAATGCGTCCTGATATGCTATTTGAAAGTCATACTCAAAAATTCTTGTAAGTTCTTTTGAGTCATAAACAATTCCTTCTTTAAAACTATCTGTTGGTTTAACTAAATGTCCATAACCTATAGTAGCAAATCCTAAAGTATCTTTATAAATTTTATTTCTATAACCCTCTTCTTCTTTTATTTCTTCTTTAATTAATTCTAAATTCATGTTTTACCTCTTCTTCTAATTCGTTTTGTAGTGATTTTAGTTTTTCTAAGTACACTATTGCGTCCCATAATTCTTCCTGAGCATCATCAACCCAAGCAACAAAAGATTTTTTACTATGAGCCATAGTGCTACCATATTTTTTTATACCATCATCAGCTCTCTGACTCATTCGTTTCATTATCTCTTTTATCATTTTGTCCTTTGTCATATTTCTCCTTTAGTTCTATCATAGATATAAAATTATGTCCTTGTATATGACCATCAGCTAACATTAATTGGCTAACTCCATAACTCCAGCCATTTGCACTATTTTTAGCATAGTTTTCTAAATGTCCATAATCCATACAAGTTCCTACATTCACAATTTTAACATAGTTTCCTCTCCCTAGTTTTGATGCTCTCCATGATCTTTCTCTATGACTATGACCATATACAATGTCATGTGTTGCACCATTTGAGACCTGACTTGCCTCAGCCATTTTTCCCCCAATCTCTCTCCCCATTTCATTAAGAGGTACATGAACAAAAGCTACTCCTTTAATAAAATGAAATTCTCCATACTCGGATATACCCCAACCATCTTTTCTAAATAATGTTTCATATTGCTGTGAAAATGCACCTACAACTTCCTTATGCTCATCTTCATACTTGTATAATCTCATCTCATGGTTTCCTAAGCAGTAATGCTTTATTGGGTTCACATTTCCCATACCTTCATATAATAATTTTAAACCATCTTTAGTTGCATTGATGTCTGAAAGAATAGGTGGTTTTTTTGAGCCTTTTACTGTCCAATTTTTATCAAAACTACTACAACTGTCAAAACTACAAAAGTCCCCAATACAAACAAGATAATCAGGGTTGTATTCTTCTATCTGTTTACCTATCCAATAAAACCTAGATAAATCTTCCTCTGGGGAAATGTGAGCATCAGGAATAACAAAAACTTTAGTAGGGTCGCTAAATGTAGTTCTTTGTGCTGGTATTCTAATTATTGGTTTTTTATATTCTTCAATTATTATTTCTGATTTAACTTCTTTGTATCTATGCCACTCAATAGTCCAATGTGAACTATCAAGAGCAAGTTTTTCTATTTTATCAATTTTTCTATTAAGAGTAGTTCTGGGTATATCTAATATATCTTCAACTATTTTTTTTGCACCTGTAGGATTATTAATACCACCTTTACCCAATGGTGGATAACCTTTATCTAATGCCTCATGTAATTTTTCTTGAATGAGCTTTAATTCGTCCCATTCTTTATCGTCCATGTTAGCTAAACATTCTTAACACCCAAGCCAAAAATTGTGTCAAAACCATAAAACCAATAGTCCATAAAACATAATTCAATGTATTAATCTTCTTATCAAGATGTGCTAAATGATTATTTTCTAAAACATCTAGTTTATTATAGATGTCTAAAAGTTGTTCTCTTGTAGTCTTAGGTGTTAATTTCGCCATTTGGTTTACATATCATTATTAAAGATATTCCTCTGTCTTTTAATTGTTGATTTAATTCTAACACAATACTGTCCACAGCATTATCACAACTTTTAAAATTATCAAACTCTAATGGTAATGTGCCATTAATAGTACACATAGGATTGATTGATAAACCAAGCACACACATAATTGTATAAATAGACCACATCTAACCTTGTCTATTGTATTTTTTCCATGACTTCAATTTATGTTTATTTTTTGGTTTAGACCTTGAGGAATTACCAATGCTTGTTCTTTTCTTTACTTTATCAAAGATAGTTTTACCTGTATCTAATCTTTTAACCATTTAATTGACTAAGAGGATTTTCCAATGCAAGTTTTATTCTTTTTTCTATTTTCTCTTCTAGCTCATTCATGGCTGATTGAATCTTATCCTCTAATTCTTTCATGCGTTCCGTCATGTCCTTCATGGTATATTTTAAATCTTCACTATTTTGTCTTTGGTCAACCTTAACTTGTTGTTCTACATCATTAACAATTTTTTCTATTCTTCTTACATCTTGTCTTAAATCATTTTTAAGTTCGTTAGCTACATCAGAAACTAACTGAATTTCTTGCATAATCATTGATATTTCTTGCTGTAACACATCAGATTTTTGTGAAACTAATTCTAATCTCTTATCAAAGCCTGATAAATCTGGTGCTGAATAACTTTCTATTTTATCTTTCATGTTAAGATAATCTTTGTAAAACTCAAAGCCACCCCACATAGCACCAATCAAAGTAGTAAGAGCAGTAATAATAACTACTATTTTTCCACCTTTAAATTTAATACCAGCAAATTCTAATTCTGCCATTGACTCTCTATTATTTCGTTCATTAATCCATCACTCCCTACAAACAAGAAGTAACTAGCTAAATCATTATCATTTATTATTGTATCAGGTAAACTATTATCTGTAAAAAAACCTAATGTGTCATTAAGTTGTTGCTGATCTTCAAAAAAACTCTTAGAATTGCCTAATACTTGCATAACAATCAAGGTTTTAGTTTGTGAAACACTATCATATTTCTTTTTATCATCTATTTTTTTCAAAATCTTTTTTGCGGCTTTTTCTTTAGATGATACTTTTTTTTCTTGTTGAGGTTCTTCTTGTTCCTCTTCTTTATCTGCTATTTGTTTTGGTTCTTCTTTTTCAGTTTCTTTTACTTCTAATTCATTTTCTTTATCGGTTTCTTCTTGTTGCACTTCCTCTTGTTGCTGTTCTGGTTCTTCTATATCTTCTACTACCTCAACCTCTTCTACTGTTTCTTCTATTGTAGTTTCTAATTCAGCCTCTATTTCCATTTCAATCTCAGCTACATCAACCTCAATTTCTAAAACTTCTATCTCTGCAATTTCAATTTCTACAGTTTCATATGTAGGCTCATCAAAGGCAATAGGCTCAAAAGCTAAACCATCATCAGTTTGTATTGGTTCATTACTATCAAAAATATTTTCAACAACATCTATAATTTCTTCAGGTGCATCAGTATTTAAAGCAATAAACATTTCTACTGAGGTTATTGACTGTGTTATTATTGTGCTAATTGTGTTGTAAAAAACATCTATTCTTACTGAGTCAAAAAGCACCCCCACAGAAATTCCTATATCTCTTCCACCTACCTCAACAATTATAGTTGTAAGATTGCCACCAAAATCAAAAGTGTTTTCATACACTTGAAAGCCTGATGTAGTCCCACTAGCACTTAATATATCTGTACCTGAAAAAATATCACTAGAACCATCTTTACCTGTTATGTGCATATAAACTGAGTCTTGAGGGTCTTGTTTATCTACTTCAATAGAATATTTTACTTCTCCACCATATTTTATATTTAGTTCTGAAATATCTACAGTTTGAATAAAAGTAGTTCCCATACCATCAACTCCCATAGTAGAAGTAGAGTTACCTGAACCTGTTATTTCAGCACATTTATCTGTTCCAAGATTATTACAATAAGAGCCTGATCTCATACTAGCTGGACCTTGACCACCCCAATCAATGTTCATTTCTCCATCTTTTGAAGATGTTACAAAATCATTATCACTATCTAAAATGTTTCCTGACTCTTCATTAGTTACTGTAGTTGTTGTTGTTGTTGTTTCAGTAGTTGTCGTGGTTGTTATGCCACCATTCTCAAATTCTATTGTTTCAGTAATAACTTCATCTATTATTTCTTCTATTGTAGGGGTACATAATCCTGTTGTATCGGTAGAGCAATCTACAGCTTTACTAGAAAAGGATAGGAATACCGATATACATAGCCATACCCATAATAACAAATTTTTCAAAATCATTTAAGTCTCTTACAGTTTTTTCTTTTTCTATAAATATTTCTTCCTCATCTAATAAAAAACTTCCTTCAGGTATCAAGTGTTTATTTATAAGCCACTCGTTTTTAGCCTCTTCTCCTATCTTTCCATTTATAGGTGGATAAGTTCCAGCACTCCACATAGCATCAAACACTCTGTAGTCTTGCGTTAATAAACTTACAGCCGCAACTTTCATTCCAAAAGCATATAGTTGCCTTGATAATTTTATTCTTTCACAATTCTCATCTCTTATTGTAACACCTGTAGCTAAACCTAAAACATTATTTTGAATACTTGCACTAGCCGCACTTTTGCAAACATCAGAATTATTTACAACAACTGATGGTGCATTAGCTGTACTTGGAGTTGATTGAATTACTGTTGAACTTACTGTGTTTGTCTCAGCGCTTAATGCTGAGTTCATCATACTATTAAGAAAAAAAATTATTATAAGGGCTAATATTGTGCCTATTACAAAAGGTTTTATCATTCACTATAACTTATCCATTTCTGCTTTTACTTTTGTCCAAGTTAATTCTGAATGAGGATTAGTTATTGTTGTAATTGCATCTTTATTTTCATCTGCACCTGTAACCCATTCTATTTTTTCAAAATCACTTTTACTATTAACATTACCTCTAATAACAAATTGTGCTGATGATTTTATTTTATTAATAGCATCTGCACATTTCATACCTGTACTATAAATCATGCTAAAATCTCCCAACATTGTATTTGTGAAGGGTTGCTATCACCTTGAATTGTAAGACTTTGACTGTTCCAAACTCCTAAACGAACACTATAAGTAATTTCACTACTAGAAGATGGGCTATCAAGATACATAAACGGAAATCTACCACCATCTGTAAAATCACTATTTGTGCTTTTATGATATAAATCATAAAGAGTTGCACTAGTTTGTATCGCTGTGGTATCTCTTCTTATTCTTAAACCAAGTCCTCTATCTCCATTAGTTGTTCCAATAGAAAATTTAATATAACCCATTATTAAAACTTTAGATGAAGAAGCTGAAGGAGTTATTGCTTGTGATAAACCTATACTAGTATAACTTGCTGAGGATAAAGTAGTTTGAGAAGTAGCTTGTGATTGTAATAATTGTCCAACTTTACCACCACCTGCTCCGCTGACAGTACCAGAAAAGGCAAAAGTATCTGCTAAATTAATTCCTCTTGATCTTGTTTTAATTAATGCCATTATTCACTCCACACACTATGAGTTAGTTTTCCGTCTGTATCTCTTGCTAAGAGTTCGTCATATTTTGTTTCTGTTGTATAATCCTGTGGAATTTTTCGCAAGTTATCTCTCCAAGTTTTAAAGCCACTTGAAAGTGTAGAACCTTTTTCTTTTGCCATTGTTACTTTCCAATCAGTATCTTTTAATAATTGATTTCTTATAGTTCTAATTTCTTCAAGTTTTCTAGCTGTTACTTTTTCAGTTGAATTATAATCATCGTAACTTGCCTGTTCTTCTGCTGTATAATCAACAACAGTAGTTTTTCCTGTTGCAACATCATGTATTATTTTTTTCTGTGCCATATTAACTATCTACTATTCCGTAAACTTTAATTGTTGAACTAGTTTGATTAAAATTTCCTGTACTTAATTGTATTGCAAATCCAGTATGACTATCTGTATTATCAGGTTGATAGCCAAAATTTATAAATCCATAATTTCCTGTACTGCCTTCTCTATAAGCACTTTGACCTTGTATATTTGTAGTATAAGCACTATCGTATGGTTGAATAAAATACATCATAGCATTATACCATTTATCTTGTTTTACATTACTAGCTATAGTACCTTGACATGAATTAGTTGTAGAGCCACTCATGTATTGATTATTATATCTATAACCTAAATAAGCACCTCCTAAATTACAATTATCTGAGCCAGAACTACCACCTGTTCTTAAATACACATCTAATCTTGCTTGGTCGTTACCATTTCTTAATCTTTCACAAAAAACTAAATATCTATCGTAAGTAGCTGTAAAACAATTATCTACAACAATCGTACTGCCTTCACTACTAGGAGTAAAAGAAGTAACGAGATTTAAACCAGCACTTCCACCAGCATCAGCAAAAGATAAATTACCTGAGCCGTCAGTTTTTAAAAATTTATCTGCACTTGGATCAGTTCCGGGAAAAGTAAGTGTATAACTACTTGATGTGCTATGCGCAGGGCTTTTCAATTTTATACCATGTGAGTTCTGTGAACAGTTAAGCTGTAGAGTTCCGTCAGTAGTTCCGTCACCTTTAATTTGTAATCCAGCCGCACTTGATGTTGATACAAAATTAGTTTTTGCGTTTGTTACAGTTGCATCACTTGGTGTACCTATATCTAAAACATTACCATAAACCATAATGAAATCTATTGAGTCAGAACTTGTTAAAGCACTTGCAAAGGTAATTGTTGATCCGCTAATTGTGTACGAAGTCGTAGGACTCTGAATAACACCATTCAAAGATACCAACATATGATTAACTGACTCTGGTGAAAAATTAACTGAGTCTACTTGCATAGTATAACTAGCTGTTGCACTTGCGGTCAGAGCATCAAGTTTAACAAAATTTCCAACAGTAGGTGTTTTTCCAATATATGCCATTATGATTTTAACTCGTCATATTTTGTTTTAATTTGTTTCCATGTAACATCATTGTTATCTCCATAGATTGCACTTTCATTTGCATTTTCTGAAACAATCCATTTAACAGCATTAGATATTTCTTCTTCTGTGTCTGGGTTTCCAAGAATTATAAAATCAACACTTGTTAATGATTTAATTGCATTTGAAAGATGCAAAATATTTTCAACACTCATGCTTGTATCTCCATTATAATTATTCTACTTGCACCATTGTATACATTAATCATTCCTGTACCTTGAGCTTCTGGTCTTTTACACTGTATTTTGATTGTTTTTTGTGAAGTACCCCAATGACTTCCAAACCAAAGCATTGACGGAAATACATTACCTCTATCTGCTGTACCACCACCATAACCTTGATATACGTCAATAGTTGAACCAGATAATGTACTGCTGTCAGTTGTGTTTTCGTATCTTGCTCTAACATTACTATTATAACTTCCCGTACCATACATAAGCATTTGCACAGTACCAACAATCACTAAAGAAGAATTACTTTCTAATGGAGTAAAGTTTAAAGAAACAACATCACTATAAGATTGTCCTAAAGTAATTTGATTCGTAGATTTTTCTTCTCTAACTTGCAAAGTTTTACCACCACCTACATTAGTTAAATTAGCACCACTTATTGCGGGTAATGTGCCTGTTAAATCTGCGGCATCTAAATTTGTTAAATTACTCCCATTTAAAGCTGGAAAAGTACCAGATGTTATTTTTGTTGCGGGTAAATCTGGAACATCATTTACTGATAATGGAACTGTTGCTGGTTGAACTCCTATAAATCCCATGTTCCCTCTATGTTGTTTCTAATATGCTTAGTGTTGCGTCTATCTTTGCCGCAACCGAACAATCAATTTTTAAAATATCAGTTGTTTGCATTACGATCTTGCCACCTGTTAATAGTTCTAAAGTTGAATTTGCTGGTATGCTTACATCTTTAACTAATAAAACTGTTTCAT